CTCGCAGACGCGGACGGTATCGTTGTAAACGATGGCGGAACAATGAAAACGATTCCTGCATCCGATTTAAAAACATATAATCCAGGAGGAACTTCATGGCAAGCTGTTGTTACAGGTAATACAACCATGGTTTCTGGCAGAGGTTATTTTGTTAATACCACTTCAGCTGCGATTACAATGACACTACCTGCTTCTCCTTCATTGGGAGACAGTGTCACAGTTATTGATTATGCAGGAACAGCAGACACAAACAATATTACCATAGGAAGAAATTCGGAACCAATACAGGGAAGTGCAGCAGATTTAACGGTAGCAACAGAAAGAGCGGCTTTTACTTTAGTTTATTCAGATAGTACTCACGGCTGGCTCTTAACGGAGAAATAATAAATGGCTGATTATAGAGCTATCAAAGGACTATACATTCAAAATGTTAGTAGTGATCCTAGTAACTTAGTTGTTGGGGATATTTGGTATAATTCTACACTTGGAAAACTTAGAGGAGCTAAAAATGTTGGCTCGTGGGCATCAGGTGGAAACATGAACTCAAATAAAGAAGCTGGAGGTTCTTCAAAAAATGGAACTCAAACAGCATACATAGCTATCTCTGGAAGAACTCCACCAAACTCAGTTTCAACTTTTGTAGAATCTTATGATGGTTCTTCATGGACAGAAATAACTGATGTTAACACTGGTAGACGTACTGGTAATGCTTGTGGCACATCAACTGTTGCATGGTTTGCTGGAGGAGTAGATAACCCTGGTGCTCATACAAAGGACATGGAACTTTGGAATGGAACAAGCTGGACTGAAGTTTCAAATAAAAATAATAATCTAGCTTCAGGAGCTTGTTTTGGTAATGGATCAACTACAGGAATTGTATGTGGTTCTACAGTTAATGAATCTTGGAATGGCGCTTCTTGGACAGAAACAGGTGGTCATTTAAACCAAAACAGAGGAGTCATAAATTGTTCTGGTGGAACTGTAACAGCAGGAATAGCTGCAGGAGGACAAAAACCAGGAAGTCCAAATGCTTCTAGTGATGCTGAAACTTATGATGGATCAACATGGACAGAAGTTAGTGATTTAAATACAGCTAGACAAGGTCCAGGAGGTATAGGAAATTCTCAAACGGCTATCTTATGCGCTGGAGGTAATGTTGAACCTTATACATTTAAAACACAAGTTGAAGAATGGGATGGTACATCGTGGACTGAAACTAGTGATTTAACAACTGCTGTTGAAGTAGGGGCTTGTGCAGGAAGTACTACAGCAGGAGTGATAGCAGGAGGAACATATCGTGCAAGTCCCTCTTATCCAGGAACAAGTATGACTAATGCAACTGAAGAATGGACTTTTGCAGCAACCGCAAGCAATTGGACTTCAACATAATGACAGATTACAAAGAAATAAAAGGAAAACACATTTTAAGTATCGCATCAGACTTGGACAACGCTGAAGGTCAAGGACAAATTTGGTTTAATACCACGTCTGGAGATTTTAAGACGATTGTTAAAGTGGCTGGATCATGGTCATCGGGTACTAGTATTAACACAGCTCGATTTGGCTCTGGTATGGCAGGTGCCGCACCTTCTAGTGATGCTTTAATATTTGGTGGTAGTTCTAATGTGTGTGAAAAATATGATGGCAGCAGCTGGACTGAACTTGCAGATTTAAGCACAGCCAGAGCTTGGGCAGGAGGATTTGGAGCCTCATCAACAGCAGCTTTATGTGCCTCGGGAGAACCCGTAAGTGTAAACGCAGAAACTTGGAATGGGACATCTTGGACTGAAGTTGCTAATTTGAATACGGGACGACACAGTGCATGTGGAACAGGGTCTTCTTCAACAGATGGACAAATAGCAGGTGGAAAAATCGGAGAAAATTTTCAAACTATCGTAGAACAATGGGATAATACTTCTTGGACTGAGGTTGGAGATATGAATACAGCACGAGGTTTATTTGGTCATACTGGAACAACAACAGCGGCTTTAGCTTTTGGTGGTGCTCCATATACAGCAAATAGTGAATCTTTTGATGGTTCTTCCTGGACCGAAGGAGCTAATTTAAATGCTTCTAAAGGTTATTTGCAAGTGGCTTTTGGAACACAGACAGCAAGTTTATGCGTTGGAGGATATAATCCTGGTGGTTATTTGGCTACAACAGAATATTGGGATTCAGCAAGTTGGACTGAAGTAGGAGATATACCAACAGCAACTTCTTCTCAAGCAGGAGGCGGTTCAAGTCTTAATGCGGGAGTAGCCGCTGGAGGACAAGTTCCTTCAGCAACAGCTAATACATATGAATGGGATTGGTCATCTACCCTTGCTGCTGGTGCATGGGCATCAGGAGGAAATTTAGGTACAGCAGTTTATTATGCTCAAGGAGCAGGAACTCAAACCGCAGGTTTAACAATTTCAGGTTCTTCTGGTCCTCCTTCTACTCCTAATTTAGTTGCAACAACACAAGAATATGATGGTTCTTCATGGACTAATGGAGGAAATGTAACTACAGCGAGATTAGATGCTGGAAGTGCTGGTACACAAACAGCAGGTCTATTAATCGGTGGTAGTGCTGCACCAGGTTCAACTGATGATTCAGAAGAATATAATGGAACTGCATGGACTGCTGGAGGAGATTTATCAAGAGGAACTGGTAGAGCACTTACAGGTTCTAATGGTACACAAACAGCAGCTTTTCTTGCTGGAGGAAGAGGTAGTCCAGACTTTAATCAATTAACAGAAACTTATAATGGATCAACATGGACAGAAGTTGGTGATTTGAATACAGGAAGAGCATATAATGCTGGTCATGGAACAACTACAGCAGCTCTTGTATCTGGAGGTATGACTGGTGATCCATCTTTAACAGGAAATACAGCAGCTTGTGAATTATATGATGGTTCATCCTGGACAGAGGTTGGAGATTTAAATACAGTTAGAAGAGATCATGGTGGAAGTGGAATAAGTACAGCCGCTTTAGCATTTGCTGGAGTTGGTCCACCAAGTAATCAAAAAAAAGTTGTATGTGAACAATACGATGGTTCATCTTGGACAGAACTTGCTGATCTTTCAACAGCAAGAATGGGTGGTGCTGCTTCTAAAGCAGGAACAACAAGTTTATCTCTTTATGCTGGAGGAGATGTTAGTGGTTCAACAAATGCTACTGAAGAATGGACTGTAGGACAAAACGTAAAAGTAATAACTGACTAGACAAATGGAATTTAAACAAATATAAAAGGAAAAAGGAGGAGCAATATGGCAAATGACATCTTTAATTACTGCGTAGCAACGAACACTGGAAAGGGTTTTATCACTCATGATGATAGCCGAAAATTCTGGATTCGTGGTTATCCAGCTAATGTATGGGTATGCACGGACTGTGTCGAATCAAGACATTGGGTTGCAAGAAATAATGGAACTTCTAAAACAAAATCAGAAGCACAAGCACTTATTACTGCAGAAATTGATGCAGCTAAAGCAGCTTGGGATGATTTGGATGATGCTGAAAAAGCACCTGCAGTACCACATAATACTAGACCAACAGACATAACTCTTCCATAAAGGAATTAAATGGCAACGTACCGAGAAATTAAAGGACTCACCGTTCCTTATTTAGATGCCGATTTACCTTCCGCTTCTGCAGATACGCAAGAAGGACAGGTTTGGTATAATTCAACAACAGGAAAGCTACGAGCTTTTATAGCTTATGATACATGGGCTACAACTGCCCCGTTGAGTACAGCCCGTTGGGGTGGCGGAGGAGCTGGCACACAAACAGCAGGACTTGCTTTTGCAGGAAATAGTGGATCGAATGATGATGCTACAGAAGAATATAATGGTTCAGGTTGGGCTGCAGGAGGAAATTTAAACACTGCAAGAACAGAAGCAGGAGGAGATGGAACTCAAACAGCAGCAATGTGTGTTGGAGGAAATGTTGCTCCTAAACAACAAAATGAACATTATGATGGGTCGAGTTGGTCAGAAACTGGAGATTTAAACACAGGAAGAAATGTTGTAGGAATTACAGGAACGACAACAGCAGGATTAGCTTTTGGTGGAGAACCAAATATAGCTGATTCAGAAGAATGGAATGGCTCTGCTTGGGCAGAAGGAAATAATTTAAATACAGGAAGAAGAGCTATGGCAGCATTTGGAATCCAAACTGCTAGTATTGGTGCAGGAGGAAGAACTCCAACACATCAATCAATAGCCGAATCATACAATGGTACTTCTTGGACTGAAGTTGGAGATTTAAATGATGCTCGAGGAGAAGCTCAAGGAGCAGGTATACAAGCAGCAGGACTTGTCATGAGTGGTGATGAACCTGTTCAAGCTTCTGTTGAAACCTGGGATGGAACTTCATGGACAGAAACAACTAATGTATCAACAGCGAGACGACAAGGTATGGGCTTTGGAACATTAAGTTCAGCAGCCTTAAGTGGAGGATATACTACTACTGCGGTTGGTAATACAGAAGAATTTAATAAATCAATTTTAACCTATACCCCTGCAGCATGGGCAACAAGTGCAACTATAGGAACAGCAAGATATTCAACAGGAGGTCCTGCAGCAGCAGGAACCGCAACAGCGGGTTTAATTTTTGGTGGATCAACAGCTCCTGCAACAGCTGATACAGAAGAATGGAATGGTGCTGCTTGGTCCGAACAAAATAATTTAGGAACAGCTCGATATAATATAGGCGGAGCAGGCACACAAACAGCTGGTTTAGCTTTTGGAGGTGGACCTGCATCTCCCGCTTTAAAAGACGAAAGCGAAGAGTATAATGGTACCAGCTGGACAGAGGGAAGCGATTTAAACACAGCAAAACAAATGCATTCAGGTTGTGGACTTCAAACAGCAGCAATTTCTTTTCATGGAACAACAGGAAGTAATTCTCTTACATCTGAAACTTATGATGGTTCTAGTTGGACAGCAGGTACTGATGCAAATACTGCTAGAAGATCAGGCACAGGTTTTGGACTACAAACAGCAGCTATAATGGTTGGAGGATATTCTACGGCTAGAGTTGGAGTTACAGAATCATGGAATGGATCAGCTTGGACTGAAGTTGGAGATTTACTAGCTACAAATCAAAGATTTGGGAGTGCAGGAACTCAAACAGAAGCTGTATCTTTTCATGGAGACGGAGATTTAAATGGAACAGAAGGATGGGATGGAACAAATTGGTACACGGCTCCTGACATGAATACTCCGAAACATTCCGTATATGGTTTTGGAACTGGTACTGCAGCATTAGGATCAGGTGGTTATGGTGGTGGTGCTGTTAAGAATACGTCAGAAGAATGGACAGGTGTAACAACAGCCGCAGAAGCTGTTG